CGCAACCATCTCATCTCTAAAAGTATACGACAAGAAGTTTGGTTTGTGTGAAAGATTCTCAGCGATCTTCATAAAGCATTCTGCCACATATCTAGGAATCTGTGGCTTTGGTTGTCCAAGTCTTTTTGCTTTACGAATTGACGTGCGATATGCAGTCATTTCCTTGAGGAAATCTTTGTTATTGATATAATGATTCTTTGCCATAATTAGTGTACTGGTCCTTTATCTTTTTTTGCGAGTGCTTCTAGGATTGAGACAACTTTATCTGCTTTCTCTGAAACTTGTTCTGCTGATATTGTATGCTTTTTTACTGGTTCTTTTAGTTTGTGCTGATTGTTGTAGAAGAAGTCTGCAACATATTCGTATTGTTCAACAAACTCTTGACGAACAGGAGTCGCGAATAAAACTTCTTCCATATAGAATTCAACTTCTTTAATCTCAACAACTGATTGTGGAAGATACTCTTGCATAGAGAGAATTTGTCTTCCTTCATCGAAGATCGTATCAATTTCAATGCGCAATGGTTGTTCAATCACAAGACATTCTTCTTTATATGTGACATATCCAATCAAGTCATCTGGGATTGATCGAAGGCGAACGAATCGTAATTCTTTTTCTTCTGACATTAGTTTATCCTTACATTACTTGATGTGAATGGGAATTTTTCTTCGCTGTAGATTTTCACTCGTTCCTCATAATGCTTTAGTGTGAAATTTGTGTAAGGACCATAACGCAGATCGTCAGCGATATCATAGAGAGTTGCTGCTTCCTTATTCTCACCAAGACGCAACACACGACCAATGGACTGTAAACTTCGAATCTTACTCTTTGTTGGAGAGGAGAATATAATATTATGTAGGTTACGGATGTTCACGCCTGTTGAGAACGTACCGTATGATGCTACAATGATCGCGTCAGTTTCTTGTTCTGTAATTCCTCGAATTGCCTCACGATCCTCTGCCTCTGTTCCACCATGAACAAAGAATACTTTTCTATTCTCTACTTTTTCTGTGATTAAATCAAATAAAATCTTACCATGCTTTTCAACATAGGTAAACAAGATTAGTGTGTTACCTTTAAGATTTACTGCAAGGTCACGAATGAAATTATTTCTACTTTCGTTTTGTGTAAGGAAATTCATTTCATCAGGATAGGTAAATCCCTTGACTGCTTTACAAACAATCTCTGGATATTTGAGGATGATGCATTTGATATTAAAATTAGCAAGTTGTTTGCGATCAATCAATTCTTTTGTAGAAATTACCTTAAACACAGGACCAAACAAACCTTCTAGAACAAGTTTGTTCACTTTGCTATCATCCAATGTTCCTGTTGTGCCAATGCGCACATCACAGTTGATGAGTTTAGTCATGATGCTTGTCAATGACTTGGCTTTAAACGTATGCGCTTCGTCGCCAATAATAAAATCAAACTGCGCAAAGTATTTCTTTGGCATGTCGTAGATTGACTGCCATGTAGAAATAACTAGATCACTATCTGGAATTTTGCTCTCACCGCCATAAATTTTTTGACAATACTTCTCTACATCCCAGCCATTATTGCTAGAATAATTCTTGAAATCAGAATGCATCTGCGTGACGAGATTGATTGTGGGGACAACAAGCAATCCTCGCTTTTTGCCACTGTTTAATAAGTGGCGAATCATCATATAGATGATTAGCGATTTTCCACTCGCGGTAGGTGAAATGAGTACAGTTCTCTTTTTCGTAAGTCCGACGCTAGACGCCAGATACTGATAATCTCGTGGCTCCATTGGAAGGGAGAGAGCACTTGCAAGATTTTTTGTGTCAATTGGGTAGACTTCCTTGTCTTCATCTAAGACCTCAAATGTGTAGTTACGTTGTTTGCAGAAAGTCTTTATATAGCCAACAAGACCAGCATAAATTTGCTTCGTGCGCAAATTAAGTAGACGAATCTTTCCATCCCAATGCCGACTCTTGAATGCTGGGCTGAACTGATACCCTGGAGTCGAAAAGGTGAAGAACTCAGACATCTCCTGAAGAATAGAATCCTCAGCATGAACCTGAACATAGATATTATCTATTTTTTCAACAACGACATGCTCAATCATCGAGAACCCTGAATGAATTTCTCCCAACCCATATACTCTTTCAACTGCCATGTACGATTGTTTAATTCCTTCATGACATTAGTGCAAAAGTTTGCAGCCTCTTCGTGATAGGCTTTCTTGCGTTTGAGTTTGTTTAGATCATCATCGCCGTCAAGATAAACAGAGATGTCTGATTTCAAAGTAAATCGAAATGGTTCCCAACCAAGTTTGTCTAACTCTTCTTGGTCAAGTTTGCCTGTGTAGTACATCCACTTGAGTTTTTTGATTCGATCATACTCAAGAGCAACTCGCCTTGCAGACAAATTGTGCAAGGACAAGTATTTGTTATACTTGTTGTGAAGTAATGGAATGCGAAGGATTTCTTTTCCTGGCTCTGTTGTGTCAACATTGGAGTCTTTCTCCCATTGCAACATCAATTCTTCAAGGGGTGGTGTTTCTATTTTCATACGCAAAATATGTAAGTGGGAATGCGTATAATTTACTACATCTCAATGAAAAAGGCAACTAATACCAAGAGTTGTTTCTTGGTTGACTCTGCTGTATAATCCAGTATGTCTGGTTTGATTGAGATACTTTAAATAATATCTATATCGTAGTAAGAGAAACGAAACGTGGCATCGCTTGTGATTGTATTCTCTGCAGAATCACTTACATTAAAACCAATTGTCCCAAGATTCACAGGAAACATATCAATCAACTTCACGCGAAATTGTGGGTTGTTTTGATTTGAGAAGATTGTAAGAATTGCATCAGAGTATGCAGGAATGTTCTTTGAGAACGTTGGTAGCGTTGTCCCTGGAAATCTTCTTGACAGATTTTTATACTCATCAAAATTGGTTGGGAATGTCATTCCGCGCATCCAATCATGAATCTCTCTCCACCCACGCAAATCCTCATCTACAAGAAATGTAATGTTGAATGTATCATACATCAGTTTCTCTCCTGGATGATACAATTCAACAAATGGTGTGTATCTTGGAATTTCTGTAACGGAAACTCCAGGAAGATTTGCAGTCTGGCAGAAGTAAGTCACTGCAGGCAAACGATCAAACACCAAACGAAACTTGGTGCTTTGCAATAAACTTGTATTGATTGGGTTTCTTGTAAGTGCTGTCATTTATTTCTCCACTTATATTTATTTAGGGAAATAAAAAAAGGGGGAGTCTTTCGACTCCCCCCAGTTCTTTGCCTTATTGTTTTTATACAGTTGGCAATAACTACTAACAACTATTACTGATTAATGCCCAAAATTGCAAACTTGCGATAGTAGACATTTGTATTCGTCGTAATAGCACCTGCTAGTGCTCCAGCTGAACCATCAGCGAATGGATTTGAGACCATGCCGTAGCGTGTCTTGAATCCAACCTTTGGTTGATAGTTGTCTGGATCGATTGCACGAACCATCTGGAGTGGAACGTATGGGCAGTAGAACAAGCCAGCGTCATATGGTGACGTTCCCTTGTATCCAACTACGCAGTAGTCAGTTCCAGCAACAGAGTATGGATCAACATAGACCTTCAAGCGTCCGAATAGCGTACCTGCGAAGGTGTTGCCAGTGTCATCAACAGTTAGGTTTGTGTTGTTTGATAGTGCTGAATTATAGTCAAGAAGACCAGTCATTGCAAGAGCTGATGCAACATCGGTTGAAACGATGAGGAGGTTGCCCTTACCACGACGTGTGTCCTTAGCAATCTTGTTTGCAGCTTGTTCGATGCGGAATAGAAGTGACTTGTACTTCTCAACCTGCCAGCGACCTGAAGTTCCGAGACCAGCAGCAACGTTTGTTGAGTCTGTACGGTTTAGATCGAAGATTGAAGTTGATCCGCCGAGCACGCCAACATTTGCTGTTGCATAGACTGTACGAACAACTTCGCGGTTGATTTCAGCAAGAATTTCTGTTGACAAGATGTTTGTCAATTCTGTTTCTGCGTCGAGACCGTGAATTGCCTTGAGGTCTTGTGCAAGTTCCATTGTGTAGGATGCTTGTAGACCGCGTGTCTTAGCAGTGACAGATACGCGCTCGATTGAGAACGCCATATTTGCCATGTTAAGTGTTTCAGCAGTTGCTGTAGCAATTGCAACACCAGTATTTCCTGTTGTCCATGCTGCAACGTTTGAAGACAATGTTGGCTCAACAGTTGCAGCAGTTCCTGTTCCTGCGAACATTGTGTTTGCTTCGTTGAAGAATGCTTCTGTGCCGTTTGGTGCGCCATAGCGTGAGCGCATTGCAAAGATAAGTCCTGTTGGACCTGTCATTGGCTGCACACCGCAGATGTCGTATGCCATTAGGTTTGGTAGAGCGCGACGAACTAATCCGATTAGGATTGGGTCGAAGCCTTGTAGATTACCTGAAGATGGTGATGTTGGAGCAACGTTTACTGGTGTTGCTTCAAACAAACGACCCATATTCTGGGCTTCTTCTTGCATGGCTCGTTCTTGGTTCTCGAGAACTAGGGCAGTAACAGCGCGCTTGTATGGATCGCTGATCTTTGGGAGTTCTGGGTGATCAAGAACTGGAGCCCACTTCTTTGCATGTGTTTCTGTTAGATACATGATAGATTTCTCCGTTCTAGGTTAAGATATCACTTTGGGAGTGACTTTGAAATTGCACTTACATATCGACTCATGACAGAATTTGTATCTACTTCAGGTTGTGGCTCAGACGTCTCTTCGGCAACCTTTACCTCACTAATCACTTTATTAACTGGGAAGTAGTTCTCGCGAATAACTGCGAGCTTATTATTAAACTCACCCTCTGTGGTGAACTCCACGCCCTCTGCGAGCGATTTCATTTTCTCGATTTGTACTTCGGTTAGACCTTCACAAATCTTGCGAATTGCTTCATTTTTCTTTGCAACATTAAGTTGCTCAACAAGAGCAGTCTTCTCTGCAGCAACTGCAGCAGCTTGCTCTTCAAGATCAGCAACGCGAACTGCAAGTTCTTCTGCTACATCAACTTTCTCGTCTGGGATTTCAATGTAGTGTTCTGCGAATAGATTCTTGAGTCCATTGATGAAGTCTTGTGTCAATTCTGCACGAAGACCTGTTTCAACAGCAACTGCATTTTCAGTCATCCATTGCTCAACGACATAGTTAAGATACTCATCAACTTGAGTTGAGAGTTCATTCTTAATTTCTTCGTATGCTTCGGAGAGAACTTGATCGTTGTCAGAAATAACATCTTCAACAATCTTCTCAACACGTGACTGAACGGCAGCTTCGAAAATCGTTGTTGCCTTTGTGCGGAACTCTTCAGAAAGAGATTCGCCATTGAATAGCGCATCAACATCTTCCTTCATTGATCCCTTATGCTTGGCAACCATGCCCTTCATCATTTCTTTCTTGGCTTCTGCAAGATCTTCTTCTGAGATCTCAACTTCTTCAGTTGCTTCGACTTCTTCTGCTGCTTCTTCAGCAACGACTTCAGCTTCTTCAGAAGCCTCTGTTTCTTCCATTGCGTGAGTCTTTGCAGCCTTTGCGTCGCCCTTTGCTACTGGCTTTGCAGCCTGCGATACGCCTGCAGCAGCTTTCTTTCCAACTGCACCGCCAGCTGGATCTGTTTCTGTTGCGCCGCCAAGATCTTCTTGTTCGGCTGGTAATTTTGCAGCTGCTTCTTTTGCGGCACCGCTAATAGATGCTTTTAGAATTTCAGCAGCAGATTCTGATAATGTTTTTGCCATTGTAGTAAACTCCTAAAGAAGTAATATTATTTATAAAATTTAAAGTTTTGACAAGAAGTTTTCAAAGATCTTCAATGAAACTTCGTCAATCTGTTTTTGCTTTGCTCGCTTGATTTGTTCGTAATATGCGTTGACATCGATCTCTTTGACAACACCATTATCCCAAACCCACTCCTTTCCTTCCATAATACCTTGAACAAAAGCACCAGGTGCGGACGGATCCGCCACAATATCTGCCGCTGTGGCTAGATAATAATCGTCTTGAACCACGTTAACACCGTTGATCTCCTTTAGAGATCCCATGCCACGTGATGACACACCAAGAGTTGCACCGCCTTCCATAAGAGACTTGGCGATTTTACCCATTGGTGTTTCAAGAATTTTTGCTTTACCAACAAAAATATTACCCTCTTGTTTTAGGTTGGTAATAAGATGTGATACGCGATCGAGGTTGATTGATGGTGAATCTGGATGTCCCAATTCACCAAATGCGCGATTCTTCGACACATACTCTTCGTTGTAACGATCGACTTCTTTTGTAAGAGTCTCAGTCTTATACATACGACCGTTTTTATTCTTCATTTCTGCAACAAGAAATGGACCTTGAATGTAAAGAGTTTTGACGCCGTTCTTTTCTTCGGTGATCAACTTTACTTCTTCAACTGTTTCTCTAATTAGTTTCATTTACTTCAACCC